ACCTGATACATAGAAATGCTCATAGCTGTGGCTTATTCACTGAGATATGAAAGGTTGAAAAACCTTGAATTTTCAATAAAAAACACTTGATTATATGAGGAGGTGAAAATGATGGCAGAAGATCTTGCAAAATTGCAGGTTGTTATTGAGGCCACTAACGCACCATTGAAGAAAGAACTGAAAAAAGCGCAGGATATGGTAAAAGAGGCTTCTGGTAATATGGAAAAGCAAAGTTCTGTGAAGGCTTTTTCTGGTGAAATAACAAAGGCTCAGCAATTGGCAAAAAAGATGCGTCAAATTGTCAAAGAAGCACAGGTGCAGGCCGGTACCAAGGTGTATACAGAGGAATACAAAACCGTGCAGAAAGAAGCGGACAATGCTAAAAGAAAGCTGAGACAGCTTCGTGAAGAAGAAAAAGCTCTGGAGCAGATGGGGCAGAGTCAGGGAATGTCTGAACAATATCAGAAAGTCAGCGATTCTGCGAAAAAAGCGCAGCGGGAACTGGATGCACTGAAGAAAAAAATGGAAGAACTGGAACAGGATGGCAAAGAAAAGCAAGTAGCTCCCAAATTTGCAAAAGTGGATGGAGAATACAGAGTTGAAAAGGAAAAGCTCGAAAATCTGAAGCAGGAATATGAGAACAGACGAAAAAACAGGCTTACCATGCAAGATGTAGACTCTGACGGTAAACTCATAAATATCGAAGAGGAACTGTCAAAAAGCCTGGATCGTGTCGAGGCGCTGGAGGCGAAGATAAAAGAACTGCGAAAGGAAGGAAAGGAATGGCAGCCAACAGAAGCAGCTATAAAACTTTCTGGCCAGATGGAGCAGGCATCCGAAAAACTCGGAAAATATCAGAGTCAGATGACGCAGATGCGGGCAGACGGCGTGGATCGGGGAACAGACGCTTGGATCAAAAATCAGAAAGCGATTAATCAGGCAACGCAGGAACAGGCGAAATATCAGAACATGAAAGCAAATATGGAAAATGCCGGAACTGATATGAAAGGAACCAAAATCACCGGAATATCCGGAATGCTTTATGAAATAAAGGCATTTAAGGAGCGCCTGAAAGCAAACTTGAAAGAGGCCTTTGAGGGTACCAAAGTTGGTAAGGGCTGGGGAGATATCAGCCGACTTCTTGGAATGATTTCAAAAGAGGCCGAACGGGCATCTACAAAAATCAAGAAGTGTTCCGGAGCAGCCGCATCTCTGATCCATCGTTTCAGTAACGGCATTTCCGTCGCCGGGCGGTTTGCGAAAGGCCTTTTGAGCCTTGGCAGAGGAGCCAGAAATACAGCCGGCGGATTCCAGGGCGGCCTGAAAGGGCTGCTGATGTACGGATTGGGAATTCGTTCCCTCTTCGCGCTGGTCAATCGTCTGCGCAGTGTCCTGACAGAGGGGATGAACAATCTGGCGCAGTACAACGACAGCACCAACGGCAGTCTTTCTATGCTGATGTCGTCCCTGACACAGCTGAAGAATGCTCTGGCAACAGCTTTTGCGCCGATCTTGAATGCAGCAGCACCGATGCTGAATCTTCTGATTCAGAAAGTGACGGCAGCCGTAACGGCGCTGGGACAGCTCTTTGCGTCACTGACTGGTCAGTCCGGCTTTGTAGCAGCAAAAAGAGTCAATCAGGACTATGCCAAGAGCTTAAACTCCAACGCAGACAGCGCGAAGAAAGCCAACAAAGAAAATAAGAAGCTGCAGAACACGCTGTTCGGTTTCGATCAGATCAACAAGCTGAATGACAATTCCGACAGTGATGATAACGCAGACACCAGTACAGGAGGTGGTTTAACACCAGCGGACATGTTCGAGTCCGTTCCGCTTGACAGCAAAGTCAGTGATTTTGCGAAAAAGCTGAAAGATGCATGGAAAAATGCAGATTTCACGGAGATCGGACAGATTGTCGGTACAAAACTGAATGATGCGCTGAATCGGATTCCATGGGGACCGATCCAGAACACGTCACGGAAAGTCGGCAAGTCCATTGGTACCTTTATCAGCGGTTTCGTTGAAGTACCAGATCTTGGTACCAACATCGGAAAAACGATCGCTGAGGCGGTCAATACCGGTGTAGGAGGTATCAATGCCTTTCTGGATAACACCAGATGGGATTCCGTCGGAAAAATTATCGGCGATGGGCTGAACGGTGCCGCAGATACTGTAGACTGGCCGGGAATCGGTCATCTGTATGCGCAGAAGTGGAATGCGGTATTTGCAGTTATCGGTGAAGCAGCGCGGACCTTCAAGTGGACCGGCTTCGGACAGGATCTTGCAGGCGGGCTGAATACCGCAATTACAGATTTCGACTGGGCAGGAAACGGAGTACGGGTTGGTGATCTTGCAAAAGGTTTACTCAATACCATTGTAGCTGTTCTGGAGCAGACGGACTGGCGGAAACTTGGAAATTCCGTAAGAACGTTTGTTGTATCAATTGACTGGTCTGGCATCGTCAGCGAACTTGCACGCGGATTTGGAGCAGCATTTGGATCGCTTGGAGCTCTGATTGGTGGGCTGGTCGGCGAGGCATTTAAGTCTGCTCAAAAGTATTTTGCTCAGAAAACGAAAGAGTGCGGCGGTCATGCGGTGTTGGGATTCTTTAAGGGAATTCTGGATGCAATTGACGGCATAGGGACTTGGATCAAGAAAAATATTTTTGATCCGTTTATGAAAGGGTTCAAAAATGTATTTGAAATCCACAGTCCGTCCAAAGTCATGGCAGAGATGGGAAGATATCTCATCGAAGGTATGTTGAATGGAATCACGGATAAGATCTCCGATATCAAGCAGAAATTCTCCGAAATCAAGGATGCCATCAGTAAAAAATGGGAGGAAGTAAAGACAGATACTTCGAAAAAGTGGAAGCAGATCAACGATGATACGTCGAAGAAAATAGCGAATCTCCGCGATGATGCCAAAACAAAATTTGAGGAAATCCGTTCCAAAATTTCGGATAAATGGTCTTCTGTACGTCAGAACACGGAGACAAGCTGGAACAACACGAAAACCAGCCTTGCTCAGAAATGGTCTGGGATCCGCTCAGATGCGTCGTCAAAATTCGAGAATATCCGCAGTACGGTGGCTCAGAAGTGGACAAACCTGCACGGAAATACGACTTCCACCTGGTCTCAGATCGGCAACAGTCTGAAAAATACCTGGTCAGATTTGAAGAGCAATGCGTCGAAAGCGTTTGGAACGATCAGCGATAATATCCTCGGCTGTTTCCGGAATTTGAAAAATTCCCTGAAGAGCACGATGTCCGACGTGGCAAATGCCATCATTTCCCCGATCGGCAGTGCGGTCAACGGTGTGATCAGCGGTGTCAACTGGATTCTCGGAAAAGTCGGCAGCAGCAAGTCATTTGCAAAGTGGCAGGTGCCGAAGTTTGCCAACGGATCAGAAGGTCTTCCAACGGATACGCTCGGAGTGGTCAATGATCAGCCGGGAGGAATCTATCGAGAGATGGTTATCCGCCCCGATGGCAGTGCTTTTGTGCCGCAGGGCAGGAATGTTCCGCTGATGATGGAAAAGGGCACGCAGATCGTACCGGCGAAGCAGACACAGCAGTATTTGAGCATGATGCCGCACTTTAAAACCGGTATCGGAACCAAAATCAAGGATACTATTTCGGATGTATGGAGCTACGTATCTCACCCTTCGAAGCTTGTGGATCTGGCGATTGAAAAGTTCGCAGACGTTGGAAATGCTGCGGAACCGGGACTCAGCATCGCCAAAGGTGTTATCTCGCAGGTCAAGGGCAGCATCACCGATTTCGTCAAAAATCTTTTCAGCGAATCTGCACCAAAAGTAAATTATGTTGCCAGCAAGGGTGTGGAGCAGTGGCGGTCACTTGCCATTAAGGCACTGCAGCTGACCGGTCAGTATTCGGCGGCAAACTTGAACAGCCTGCTGTACCAGATGCAGACAGAATCATCAGGCAACCCGAATGCTATCAATCTGTGGGACAGCAACGCAAAACGCGGTACCCCATCCAAAGGTCTGATGCAGGTAATTGATCCGACCTTCCGCGCATATGCGATGGCACCGTACAACAAAAATATCTGGGATCCGCTCAGTAATATGATTGCATCCATCCGTTATGCAGTAAGTCGGTACGGCAGTCTTGGAAGAGCATATCAGGGTCACGGATACGCATCCGGCGGTTTCCCGCAGATGGGCGAGTTCTTCATGGCGCGCGAATCCGGACCGGAGCTTGTAGGCCGAATGGGAAGCAGAAATGCGGTTGCCAATAACGATCAGATCACAGAGGGCATCAAAGGTGCCGTATTTGAAGCTATGCTAGATGCATTCCAGGCAGGAGGTATTTTTGAGCAGAAATCCGATGCGAACAAAGACGTTACTCTGGAGCTGACGATCAAAGCCGATTCGGAAACCCTGTATAAGGTCGTTCGGAAAGGCAAAGAGAAACACGATGGAAGATATTATGTAATTGAGACGATTTAGGAGGCGGGTACATGGATGATATGATTAGTGTTGACGGGAAAACATTCAAGTGCCCGGCATCCTTCAAGTGGAAAAAGAGCGACATCAGCGCAAGCGATGCCGGAAGAACAGATGATACGCAGATGCACAAGAACAAGGTGGGCGAAAAGCGCACCTTGTCTCTTGGCTGGGTCTGCCTGTCCAAAGCAGAAATCCATGAGATTCTGGTGGCGTTCGAACCGGAGTATGTGAATGTTACATATTGGGATCCATTGGATGGAAAGGACATGACGCGGCGGTTTTATACCGGCGATATGGAAGCGGATGTGAAATGGTGGGCGAAGGGCTGTGAACGGTATTCCACGTTAAATTTCGAGGTTATAGAAAGGTAGGAAAATATGCGGGCATTATCAGAAAAGTTTAAAGAACTGCAGGCGGAGCATCCGGGGCGGGTCCTGCGCTTTGTGGATCTTACGCTCAAAGACGGAACCGTTCTGCATCTGACCAACCATGAGCTGTGGAACAAAGGATTTCAGTTTGAGGATGCGGTGTCTGGTGAGAGTGAATTTGAAATCGGTTCAGTGATCGTAAATCAGTGCGTGATCAGCATCAACAATATTTATGACGATTTCACCGAGTATAATTTCGACGGTGCAGAGGCCGTATGCTATTTGGGAATGCAGATTTCCGAGACACAGCTGGAAAAAATCCGGATCTGTACCATGACTGTGGTCGAAGCACCTTATCAGAACAGCTCCGTTATTACTCTTACCTGCTATGATAATGCAAGCAAATTTGACCGTGATTACAGTGACAGCACGTTGAAGTATCCCGCAACTCGTTCACAGATTATCCGGGATGCGTGTACGGTCTGCGGTGTAACATTGGGAACACCGTCTTTCTATGGGGAAGATTTTGTGGTATCTGAGCGGCCGGCAGACGAAGCGCTGACTTTCCGGCAGGTGCTGTCATGGACTGCCCAGCTTGGCTGCCAGTGGATCCGGTGCAATGCGTATGGTCAGCTGTGTGTAGGCTGGTATGATTTAACGCCTAAGACATTTGGAAAGATCAGCAGTACAAATGGATTGACGATTAACATTGATCAGGTTGTGATCACTGGCGTACGGGTGGCGGAATATTCGGAAGATCAGGCGGATGATGAAGTAAATGAGTACCTGTATGGAAAAGAAGGATATGTTCTCAGCATTACCGGAAACCGTCTGATCACAAAAGGAACCGGAAAAGAGGCTGTAAGCAGAATCGGTCAGAAGTGTGTAGGTATGAGCTTCTGGCCGTTTTCTGGCAGCGAGCTGATGGATATTGGACTGGAAGCGGGTGATGCGGTTAAAATCACTGACCGGAAAGGAAAAACTTATCAAAGCTATGTGACAGTTACGACGCTTAAACCGGGAGAATACCAAAGTGTTGCCTGCAACGCCAAAAGTGCGGCGCGGAACAGTGCCAAGCGATACAGCGAATTGACGCAGGCTTACGTATCTCAGCGCAGACAGGCGGCAAAAGAGAAAACTCA